AAAACTAAATCAGATGTTGGAAGTAGTCCTTTGCATTACACTTTGTCTGAGTCAGATTTGAAAAATTTAGCTTCAACTAATAGAATGAATTCCTATAAAACTGCTCTTGCTCTTGAACAAGATGCTTCGTCATCTGGTGCACAGATTATTGCTTTAACTACTAAGAATAAACAGCTTGCATCGCTATCTAATGTTGTTCCTACAAATCAGAAAAGACGTCTATATGATGAAATTGCTGCAGCAACATTTAATGATCCACGATTTAAAGTATTAAATGAAAGATTAGGTCTCAATGAAAAGGATTTACGTAAAGCTGCAAAAGCTCAAAATATGGTTACGTTTTATGGAGCTGGAGAAAGAACTGGAATTCTTAATGTTGAAGGTAAGCTTGCAAAAGTATTGGAAAAGAAACCTGCAAAACCGCCTGAAGTAAAAGTGACAGAAGGTTTGTTATCTGAAAGACAAGACTCAGCTGGCTTATTACGTGTATTAGGTGTTGAAAACAAAACAGACCCTAATTATGTAGGTACACCAGACGAAATTATTAAAGCTCAAGGTGATTTAATTGCTAAAGCTATGAAAGGTAAGTTATCTCCTGCAGAGTTAAAAGATACATTTAAATGGTTACATACCGCTGATATTGAACTAACAGATGAACGAAAAGAACGTGCTACATATAAAACATTCGATCATAAGACTGGCGAGAAATTTTCTAAAGAGAAAATAGCTGAAAATAAAGCTAAATTTGAACAGCGCTCAAAAGGCGATACTAAGAAATATATTGCTATGCAAGTTGTAGAAGAACTCGGTGAGTTTTTGGATGAGCATTTAAAATCTTTAAATGTCCCTTCTGATTCTAGAGCTTTCAAATTATTAGAAGCTCAAAAACGTATTTTAAAGTCAAATAGATTTGGTGAAGATACTATCATTAAAGATGAAGCTAGTGTTTATAATCTAAAGACAAATAAACAAGCAGCTGAAATGGCTTTGGAAGATGCAGGATTTACACCTGCTACTACAGATACAGAAAAGACAATTTCAGATCTTAATTCAGCGTTACAAGAAGAATTAGTTAATGTAGCTAAAAAGCCTGAAACATTTGCACCTACTTTAGTTGTTAGAGCTAGTGATAGAGACAAAGTATTAAATGAAATATCAGCACGTGCAGCAAGATATGAAAAGTTTGATCCTGAAACTACTGCGCAACTAAAACAATTAAGAGAAAATGTAAAAGACATATTTAATAAAGGCCTAGATCCTGGTGACGAGATTATGGAACAGTTATATTTCCTTGATCCTGCCACTAAAGACTTAGTGGAAAAGATGACACATACCTATGATATGGTTGTTACGCCAAGAGATTTTCAAGCTATTGCTAAATTAATGTCTGAGCATCTTAGTGAACAAGTACCTATTTTAAAAGACTTTACAAAATTTTTCGGCAGATTGGCTGAAGATTACCTGACTAATGCCAAACCTTCTCAAGCTGCTTTAGATTGGAAATCAATAGGAACTACCGCAGTTTTAGGTGTTCGTAAAAAAGGTTATGTCCTCCCTGACAGGATAAGTGAAATACTAGGACTAAAAGCTGGTGAAGCGCTATCAGAGAAATTTTTAAAACGATTTGATGGCTGGAAACCAGATGGAACATTAGCTGATTTAATATATGGTGTAAAAGCACCTAATGACAGACGTACTGGATTTAAGGTATTTAGATTAGAACCTATTGAAAAATTAAATATATCTAAAGGTTTTGAAATATTTTATGCTAATAAGCTTCCTAAGTCATGGACTAATGTCCCATGGGTAAATTTTGATGGTAAGATTATCGAACAAAATTTCACACAATCTTTTGAAGAACGATTAGCATATAAAGATAAAGATGGTAATTGGATTAATAACTTAGTCCAAATACAACAAAAGACCGAAGCTACTTGGTGGGAACAAGTAGTAAATGCTGATGGGAAAATAAATGATATCGCAGATGCCACAAAAGCACGCACAGCTTATGCAGTCAACGGAAACCACTCCAATGACGCAACATTGGTCAAAAATTTCCACCTATGGGGACGAGACAATAAGATTGCCACAAGCACCATTCACGATGCGTTTTTCGCCAATGCAGCCGATATGTTGGAGGCCCGGAAGGGTATAAGAAAACTTTACGCTAATGTATTAGATAAAAATCCTGTTAAAGTTACATTAGATGAAATGTTAGCAAGAGGTTTCCCTAAAGAATTATATGATCAATATTTAAACGAAGCTATTGACAAAGGATTAATACCTGTAGCAGGCAAATCAGTTGTCGGTGGTAAAATATTAACAGAAAAAGACATCTTAACTAAAAAAGATGTTATGAGTGAAATTCCCGATCCAACTAAGTTTGATGATGATTGGGGTTTCTATGGAATAGGATAATTATATGTCAGCAGAAATTAAAAGATGTACATGTCAACACCCTAATCAAGATAATCTCCACGGTAAACAAATGCGTGTAATGAACCCAGATCAAAAGAAAGGTTTTACATGTACTGTATGCGGAGCAAAACACAAATGAGATTTAGTCACGCATTAGATATGATAATTGCTGGTCAAAAACTAGCACGTAGCGGTTGGAACGGAAAAGATATGTATATCAAATTAGTCAAAGCGCATGACTTTGAGTTTTCTGAATTGAATTCTCACTTTGTCATTAAAAATGTCAGAAACTCTTTTGATACATGGGTTCCTTCAGTCTCTGATTTATTAGCAGAAGATTGGGTTTTGGTTAGTTAGACCCCGTTAAATTAACCCTAAGTCGGTCCCCCTATATTATAATCCCTTAGTTAATCAGTCTATCATATATTCTTAATAAATATACTAATAGATGTATATCTTAGGGATTAATAGAACCCGTTAAATTAACCCTAAACATTAAAACAAAATATCCTATAGGGCAGATTGTATCTGTTCTATGTAACTGAGTTGTACTCAAAGGAAATTACCAATGACCGAAAATGTCGAACAAGAAGAAACTAACAATACTACTCCGCCTCCTGCTCCTTCCAATCCTCCTGTGGATGATGTGGACTCGAAAATCCAGGAAGCTCTTAAACCTATTAAGTCCAAACTTGATAATGCTTATAAGGAACGTGACGACGCGTTAAAGAAAGCTGCAGAGTATGAACAAAAAGAAAAAGAAGCTGAATTAAAAAGACTTCAAGAAGAAGGAAAACATAAAGAAGCTTATGAACTTCAGTTAGCGGAAGCCAATGCTAAATTGGAAACGATAACAAAACGTAACATAGAACTTGCTAGGGACTTAGAAGTAAAATCTATTCTTAGTGGGTATACGTTTAGGAGTGATAAAGCTGCAGATATGGCATATATGGATGTGGCATCGCAACTTATACAAAATGAAAATGGAGTATGGGTGCATAAATCAGGAACTGATCTAAGAACCTTTATAAAACAATTTTCTGAAGACGATAATAATTCTTTCTTATTCAAACCAAAAGTTTCGACAGGGGCAGGTCAGACAAGTTCTAGCAGTACTTCTCAAGATACTTCGAATAAATCTTTATTCAACTTATCACAAGATGAAGTACTTAAACGTGCTGCTGAAGGGTCACTTCGCAGGAAATAAATACTTTAAGGAAAATAAAAGATGGGTGCTTCAACTTTAACCCTCCCTACAGGGGTTTCGGGTTTAAATAATAACTATGTATTACAAGAAGCGATTGGTGCTTATAGCGATGAAGCTTACACCACTGCAAAGAAATTATCTGGTACAGGTATCACTTCTTCTAATCCACAAATTGACACTAGCACAGAAACCTTTATCGGTCAAATGCGTTGGTTCAAACCATTAAACCCAACTATCAATGTTGCGTCATTAACTGACTCTACAGATGGTACAAAAACTAACTATGACACTGACTACAGCACATACATTAAAACTGTGCGTACACATGGTGCTGAAAAAGTTAATATGCAACAAATCGTAACACAACAAGACGGTTTAGCTAAAATTGGTCGTGACTTCGGTGAAACCCGTGCTCAAGACGAACACAATGCTATTCTTTCTGTGTTAAAAGGTGTTGCTGTTTCTGAATTATTGAATGGTGCTGCCACAGGTACAGGTGTAACTGGTGTAGGCGGTCAAACATTCACCAATGATCCTGCAGATAAATCTTATGGTTTCTATGTTGATCTTGGTACAAACAAAATTACTACTGCTAATGGTGTTTCACCTGCAGGCGCTACTAACTATGCATACCAAGGCGCGTCACGTGCTGAAGGTTTCTTAAATGCATTTGGTATGGCATTCAAAGACTATGAACCAGATTGGGCATACTTAGTTGTATCTCCTGAAACTTTGGCTTCATTCCGTTCAGCTAACTTTGTTGACGAAACAACTATTGTTGATGGTAACATTAACTTTAACACAATCTTTAACGGTAAATTCCGTTTAATTACTACACGTGCTTCACAATCATTATCATCTGCTGAATTGACTAAAATCAATACAGGTGCTGGTGTTGACGTAGTAGGTACTAAAACTTCTTTCATTGTATTGCCTGGTGCAATCGCTATGGAAAACTTAACTGTACCTGATTCTGTTGAAGTATACCGTGATGCTAACAAATATAAAGGTGGCGGTACAACTTCTATCTGGAATCGTTGGGGTTATGTATTAGCTCCTGCTGGTTACGATTGGAATGGTGCTAAAACTGCATTCCCATCTGATGCTGACTATATGGGTGTTGTTGAAGGCGGTGTTACTAAAGCACTTACTGCAGCATCTGTTATTGGCAGCACAAGAGGTGTGTGGACACGTAAAACACAATCTGCATTATCATTAGGTATCTTGCCTGTATTCCATTCTTAAGGAGTAAGTTATGGCACTAGTTAAAGGCGTTACTTCAAATGCTACTGTAACTGAGGCCAATATTTATTTCGAAAATAGATTAGATGTAGCAGCTTGGACTGATGCCCCTGATGTACAGAAAGAGCAATCATTATGCACTGCTACATTTATGTTGGATGAATTGGATTGGATTGGAGTAGCTACAAGTCCAAATCAGTTACTTGCACATCCTCGTAAAGATGGTGAATACTTTGATCCCAAATTAGGTATACTTGTTCCTTTAATTTCTACTGATGTTGATCAAAGAGTAGTTAAAGCTACTTATGAGTTAGCTTATCATTTATTAAATAATGATGGATTACTCGACAACACTGGTTTAATCAAAGACTTAGAACTTAGTGGCTTAAAGCTTAGCGTCATTAGACCTGCGGATAAAATTCCTATGGTTGTTAAGACACTTATCAAACCGTTACTCCGGAATAGCGGCAAGAGAACATGGTGGAGGGCTAATTAATGTCTTATAATTCATTAATTGGTAATGCACTAAATAAAGCTTTTAATGCAGCTAAAGATCTAGCTATTGAAGCAACTTTCACTAAAACAACCAATTCAGAGTTTGATTTTAGTACTGGTGAAGTTAATGAAACGACTATACCTTCGATAACGACAAAAATAATTATTACAAAGACGTCTAAAACTCCAGAAGCAAAAACGATGACTATTA